CAAACCCTTGTGGGCCTTCAGTGGCCCATAGGCACTAGGAAGGGTGGTCACATCCTCCGACTCGGCAAGATGAATTGAGCCTCGCTTGCTGGGGGCATCGGGAGGCGGGACTATAAAGCTCGCCTCCCCGGTGTTTTTTCCAAGGCTCAACCCAAGGCTCAACCTATGACAATTCAAGAATTCCACCAGCTCTGCTCTCGGCACGACTGGAACTACCAGTACAGCGATGACCATTCGGTCTGGAAGCGCAGCCAGGGGATTGCGGAGATCCTCAACAAAGCTGCCATCGCCGATCCCGCTTGCGCGCTGCTGCTCAAGTCCTGGCAGCTTTTCCGCAATGGCGAAGGCCCGCGTCCCGAGTTGGAAAAAGAACCCGCATAACTGTGGAACTTTTGCAAACAGTTCATGTCTAATCAATGCGGATTATGATTGTATAATCCGCGCAAACCGAGGCTCACTCATGGAAACTTCCCTAGACGATCTATTCAGCGAAGCTATCGCTGCGATTCGCACCGCCACGCCGACTCCGGCAGCGGCTCCTTCCAGCTGGTATCGCGCTCGCGGTATCGCTCTTATCCACTCAGACACCGGGGTTCTCCTCGGCAACTTCACCGAGTATCTCCACCGCAGTCAGCCTGGCTCCCGCCGGCTTGTCCGCGAAGATCCTCCCATGCCGGTCGAAGCCACCGAGACCCTCTGCGGCAGCTGGTGGACTGGCCAAGACGAGCCGCCGACACCCAAGCGAGCCTGGCACGAGTCCCGCTTAACCACGCTCCCCCTCGAGTTCCGCTCCCTCGGCGTATCCTCCCCTTCCGCCGCAGTCTACGCAGTCTTCGGCGAGGGCTGCCTGACTCGTGTCGAACTCGCCGCCGACACGCTCCTTGCTCGCCCCGGCAGCTCCCTCAGCGAGCTGGTAATCCTCCCCGCCGGGACAGACGTAATCCGCGACCTCTCCCGCGCAACTATCACGCTTCTCCTCACCCAGCTAGGCCAACCACTATGATTCGCATATTCGTCAGACCCCGTTCGTCCCTTGACTGGGATGACCCCTGGACTTCCGTCTCCGTAGAGGGAGAGGACGAGGAGGCAGCAATGCAAGCTATCATTGCTAACGTCCAATCTAGCTTCGAACTCGCTTCCGCCGACGAGGACGGAGATCTTCTCCTAGGAGCCTACGATGACTAAGACCAAGTCCATCATCCCTTCGCAGCAGCTTAACGTGGCACTCCCCTTGCCTCTCTACGTCCAGCTCACCTCGCATCTCTACTCCGAGCTGGAAGGTCGCGTACCTCACGGCGGGTACTCTCGCTTCCTGATCGACCTGCTCCGCGGGTACTTCACCGCTGAGCAATTCGATCTCGCTCCTTTCACCAACACCCAGCCGGGCGCGTTCACAGTCGCCGGCTCTCCCGAGGCAGTCAAGGCACTACGCACCTTGCTGAGCGCACATGAGTAATCCTATCCCGCTGGAACTTCAGTCCAAGATCGCATCTTGGCGCCTTCGTGCCGCCGAGGGCACACTCACCCTTGAGGAGATGAAAGAGGGCGTGATATTCCTTCGCGCAGGTCGCCTTGGCGCTGCCTCCGCTGCTGCGGCTGCCAAGCGCGTCCCCGGCAAGCGCTCCGCTGCGCCAAGCCAAGACGCCATGCTCGACGAGCTGGATGATCTGTAATCGAATCTGTTGTGGGTGCAGTTTCACCCTCGAGTCTAGGAGAAGCTAAATGAAGATGACCATCAAGGGCTATATTGTAGCCTATTTCAGCCGTTACGCCAAGCCAGGCGATCCGCCGCAGTACAGTTTCCAAGCCTGGGAACCGGATTCAAAAGACTATGTTCTCATAACTCCCCATGAGCATGAGGTTGAGTTCGAGGTGCCTGATAACTTCATCCCAGCTCGCGTAGCTGTCATGGAGAAAGCTATCGCCAAGATCCACCTGGAAGCGGAAGAAGAAGTCGTAGAGATCAAAGAGCAAATCCAGAAGCTCCTCTGCCTGGAGAGTTCCGTATGACTCGCCAGCGTCCGCCCTTTCCGGCAGTCCTTGACTCCACCACTATGGCGGCGTTTAAGTCCTGTCCCCAGAAAGCCTACCTCGAGTTCATGCAGCACTGGAAACTCCGTGACCAGTCAGTGCATCTCCACGCCGGAGCTGCCTACGCAACCGGGATAGAGAAGGCCCGGGTAGCTTACTACATCGACGGGAGGTCGCCGGAAGACTCCCTTGCCCTGGGTCTCAAGGCCCTGCTGACTGCCTACGGAGACTTCGAGTGCCCTCCCGAGTCCGCGAAGTCAGCGGAGCGTACTGCCGGGGCGTTGGAGTACTACTTCTCCCAGTACCGCCTCGGGGAGGACAAGGCGATCCCGATGACTCTCCCCGGCGGTAAGCGCGGCATCGAGTTCTCCTTCCTCGAGCCAATTGATTTGACTCACCCAGTAACCGGAGATCCACTGCTGTACTCAGGCCGCATGGACATGATGTGTGAATATGAAGGGATGCACCTTGGTGAAGACGACAAAACTACCTCCCAGCTCGGCGCAAGCTGGCCGCGTCAATGGGACTTGCGCAGTCAATTTACCGGCTATGTCTGGGGCGCAGCGAAAGCGGGTATTAAGCTTGATGGATTTCTTGTTCGTGGAGTATCCATCCTCAAGACCAAGTACGACACTCTCCAAGCAATCACCTACCGCCCCCAGTGGCTTATCGACCGCTGGTACGAGCAGCTCATCCGAGACGCCAAGCGAATGATCCAGGCATGGGAGTCCGGGTACTGGGACTGGAACCTCGATCACGCTTGCGCGGAGTACGGCGGCTGTCCGTTCAAGTCCGTCTGCCAAATGCGCGACCCTACTCCGCTGCTTGAGCAACAGTTCCAGCGTCGGCGCTGGGATCCAGTCGCGCGGACTGAAACAGTACAGGTAGACTAGTGCCTGCTGGGTACATAATCGCAGAGGAGACCTACCTCGGCACGTTCCGCTATGCTTCGCAAGCAGCGGACAGCTGGGGTTGGCCTTCTCGCGCGTACTTCTGCGCCAGCTGCGGAGAGATCTGGGCGCGGACAATCCTCCAAGACGCCAAGGGCAACCCGCGTAACTTCCGTGTTGCCGAGGTCTCCTGCCGCAAGCATCGCGATCCCTGGAATGTCCCAGGTTCTCTGCTCACTGGCGAACTCATCTACAATCTCGACGAGCTGTCTTACGACTGCATCAAGCGCGAGTTGGACGTACATTTAGCTTACTTCGAAAGTCTCTTATGACCACTATCACACCAGCATCCCTGGTTACTAAAGACAAGCAAGTACTTGTCGGCCCGAAAATCTGCCTTATGGGGTTAGGCGGGACGGGCAAAACCTACGCCATCGGTACGCTCTGCGACTGGGCAGACAAGAACGGATTCGAGGTCGCAGTGCTGTTTACAGAAAACGGACTCGAGACGCTCCTCGGCTACTTCCGCGACAAGGGCAAGGAACCTCCTGCCTGTGTCTTCTGGCACCAGCAAGGGACGCGGCCCATCTCCCTCAAGTCCCTCATGGCTACCGCCGACAACGTAGGCAAGCTGTCCTACGAGGCCTTGGCCAAGTCAGTCGACGGCAACCGAGGCGGAGACAACAATGCTTTCTGGAAAATCCTCCAGTCCTGCAGCAACTTCAAAGATGACCGAACCGGCAAGGAGCTCGGCCCTATCGACGCGTTCTCCTCTCGCAGGATCTTCGTCATGGACTCTCTCACCGAGACCAGCAACGCTGCTATGAAAATGCAGATCGGCTCCCGCCCGATGGCCAGCCCCGGCGACTACGGCGTAGCCCAGAACAACCTGATGAACTTCCTTCGCCTCTGCACCCAAGGGATGGAGTGTCCGTTCGTCATGACTGCTCACGTAGACCGCGAGACCGACTCAATCACCCAGTCCACCAAGGTCATGATCAAGGCTATCGGCAAGGCCCTGGCAACCGAGATCCCCACGCTGTTCAGCGATATCATCTACACTACTCGCGACGGTGCGCAGTTCTGGTGGGACACTGCCGCTTACGGCGTCGACACCAAGACGCGCAGCCTCGGCTACCGCAGCAAGATTACTCCTGACTTCGCTCAGGTGATGGATATCTGGGCCAAGCGCTCTGGAGGTGTGTGATGACCAAGCGTTCTTTCACCACCCTCACCCTAGCTGTCAAAGTCACCCAACCTCCCGGCCTGTCGCAGAAGGAAGTCGTAGCCTGGATTCTCGGCGCGATGAAGCAGCCTGGCCCTCTCTCCTCCTTCGCCAATGGTACGCAAGTTAAGATCATCGGCAAGGAAACAATGTATCTCTAGTCAGATGCGAGAAGGGGACTGCGCCAAGTGTCCCCAGTTAACCACACAGGAGTTACTCATATGAGTACAAGTCAGTTCGATCCCAGCGTGTTCCTCGACGCGCAAGTTACCGAAGTCAACGAGAAGCGTCCTCCGCTTCCCACGGAGAACCCCGAGCACGCTAACGGCCTGTACCTTGCAGTCATCGGCGAGATCACCACCGGCTCTGGCACAATCAGCAAGGGCGATAATGCTGGCAAGCCTTGGGTCTCCATGATTATCCCGCTGCGTGTGCAGGTTCCCCCGTCTGTCCAGGGTCTCGGCATCCCGCCAGAGATCACCCTCAGCGACCGGGCGTTTCTCGACCTGACCGCACAGGGCGCACTGGACAATTCCAAGGGCAAAAATCGCCGGCAGAAAGACTACCGGGAAGCCACCGGAACCAACGTCGCGGGTGTACCCTGGGCCTGGCGCCAGCTGCAGGGCAAGACCGTCATGGTCAAGGTTCAGCATGAACTCTACAACGAGTCCATCCAGGAACGCGTCGGCGCTATCCTGCCGAGCTGATCTCCCAGGCTAGGGCGGCGAGTGCTTCGGTGCTCGTCCCCTTTTTCTTCTTTCTTAGGACTTTCATGAAACTCATCCACGTAGACGCAATCAAGATCGCAGCAGATCGCCAACGCAAAGTATTCGAGGAAGGCAAGCTACGCGAGTTCTCCGAGGTGCTGCAGACCCAAGGGCTTCTCCACCCTATCATCTTGCGGATAGTCGGCGACGATTACTACCTAGTCGCCGGCGAGCGTCGCCTCCGAGCAGTCAAAGACATATACGCCCTCGGCGGAGAGATCATGCACGACGGCGAGCGCGTCCGTGCGAACAGCATTCCTTACACTCTCCTCAGCGACCTAGATCCCCTGGCGGCAGAGGAAGCTGAACTCTCCGAGAACATCCATCGTGAAAACCTTACATGGCAAGAGCGCGCAGCCGCCCATGCTCGCCTCAACACACTTCGTACCGCTCAGGCAGTCCAGCGGGGAGCACCGCCGCCTACTACAGCTGACATCTCGCTTGAGGTTCGCGGGAGCTCCGAAGGTATCCATCAAGAGAACACTCGCCGGGAACTTATCGTTGCAGGTCACCTGGACAATCCCGCCATCAAAGCAGCGAAAACCGTCGATGAAGCTTTTAAGATCCTCCGCAAGGAAGAGACCGCTATAAAGCACCGGGAGCTCGGGGCGTCGGTCGGCAAGACTTTCACCGCCGATATGCACCAAGCAGTCCACGCTGACTCAATTAACTGGATGAATGACTGCCCCGCTGACAGCTTCGACTGCATCATCACCGATCCTCCCTACGGCATGGGTGCAGATGAGTTCGGAGACTCAGGTGGCTTAGCTGCCGGCGCTCACGGCTACGAGGACAGCTACGAAACCTTCATGCGTTGCGCCACCGCCCTAGCATTCGAGGGCTACCGCATCGCCAAGCCTCAAGCGCATCTCTACTGCTTCTGCGACTTCGACAAGTTCGCCCGGCTCAAATCCCTGATGGTCGAGGCCGGCTGGAACGTCTTCCGCACTCCGCTTATCTGGTACAAGAAGTCCGGTATGCGCGCACCCTGGCCCGAGCAAGGCCCGCAGCGTAAGTACGAGATTATCCTCTACGCCGTCAAGGGCAAGCGACCGATTCTCAAGATGCTCGGGGACGTGCTTGACTACCCGCCCGACAGCAACCTCGGCCACGCCGCGCAGAAGCCTGTGGCGCTCTTCGAAGACCTCCTTCGCCGATCCGTCCTCCCTGGCCAAGCTGTCCTTGACCCATTCTGTGGCAGCGGGCCTGTCTTCCCCGCTGCCCATGCGATGAAAGCCCGCGCAACTGGCATCGAGATGGATCAGTCCAGCTACGGCATCGCTTGCAAGCGGATCGCAGATCTTCGCGCTCAGCAAGAACTTGATTTGTCGATTGGACTCTGATGCGAGTAAAAGGCGAAGGCCCTATCCCTACTCGCGTGATGATCGTCGGGGAGTTCCCTGCCGAGCGTGACCGCCAGCCCTTTGACGGAGCCTCCGGCATGGAGCTTAATCGGATGCTCCACGAAGTCGGCGTGATGCGCTCAGAGTGTTACGCTACCTACGTCTGCAAGGAGCGTCCCCCACTGGGCCAGCTGTCCACCTGGATTGCCCTGAAGAAAAAAGACATATCCGCCCATCACACCTTGCTCAAGGACAAGTACTGCACCTACCACATCCATGAGGGCTACGCAGAACTCCTTACGGAAATCAAGATGGTTCAGCCGAACATCATCTTGGCCATGGGCAACCTAGCGCTCTGGGCACTAACCGGCCACTGGGGTGTGCTCAAGTGGCGCGGGTCACTCCTAACCACCTCCGACGGCATCAAGGTCATACCCACCCTCACCCCCGGCGCAGTCATTCGCGAGTGGAACCAGCGTGCAGTAGTCCTTTCCGACCTCCGCCGCCTCAAGCGTCACATGACTTCCCGCGTCTACGATAACAAGCCAACCTGGAACTTCCTAGTCCGCCCAACGTTCCCGCAAGCACTCACTTGCCTCCAGGCCCTGCACTCCGACGCTACCGCATTCGCCGAGACAGTCTGGATTGACTTCGATATTGAGACCCGCGGAGGACATATAGACTGCATTGGCCTCAGCTGGTCACGCCAGGACGCTCTATGCATCCCCCTGATGGCGCGCGGCAAGCCGGAGGGCTACTGGTCTGCCGACGAGGAGTCCCAGATTGTCTTCGCAATCTACCGCTTGCTTACACATAAGAATGTCAAGGTACGCTGGCAGAACGGCCTCTACGACGCGCAGTACGTCTACCGCCATTGGCACTTCATTCCGAACGGCGGCCAGGATACAATGATAACTCAGCACAGCGTCTTCTGCGCGCTGCCCAAGGGCCTAGCCTTCATTGCCTCCATGTACGCGGACTGGTACGTCTACTGGAAAGACGAAGGGAAGATTGCCTCGGACGTCCCGGAGGAACAACGCTGGACTTACAACCTACAAGACTGCGTATACACCCGCGAGTCCGGTGAGGTTCTCCAGCAAGTTGCTGAGTCCATGCACCTTGCTGAGGTTGACATACACCAGCAGAAGCTCTTCTACCCTGTCCTGCGCGCGATGCTCCGTGGAGTCCGCATCCGCCACGAAGTCAAGAACCAAATGGCCCTTGATATCCAGGAAGAGCTCTCCCACCGCGAAGCCTTTCTCCACAATGTCCTAGGCCACTCAATCAATCCTGCCTCCCCCAAGCAGATGCAGACCCTCTTCTACGATGACCTCAAGCAACCCGTCATCTACAAGCGCGTCATCCTCGCCGGCAAGACCACGATGAACCCAACCTGCGATGACGAAGCCCTTAGCAAGATCGCTGCCAAGGAGCCTCTCGTCAAACCCCTTTGCAACGCCATCGCAGACATTCGTACCCTCAACAAGTTCCTCGGCGACTTCGTCATGATGCCTCTAGACGACGACGGCAGGATGCGCTGTTCCTTCAACATAGCAGGAGATGCCGGTGGAAAATCTGCGCCGTATTCTTATCGACTTTCTTCGTCCAAGAACCCCTTCGGGTCTGGCGGAAATCTCCAAACAATCCCTTCTGAAAAGAGTAAATCGTCCGGCAAGGCTGCGGCTCGAGGCTCTATGGACTTCACTCTCCCGAACATTCGCAGTATGTACGGCCCGGATCCAGGCTTTACTTTCTTCGACATGGATCTGGATAGGGCGGATCTTCAGGTAGTCGTACGCGAGGCTGCCGAACCGGACTGGATAGCCGCCATGCTCCAGGGTGTCGATATGCACTTGCTCAACGCGTACATTCTAGCCAAGAAATCCCCGCCTCCCCTTGACGAGCTAGTAGAATCCCACCCGAACTACCGCGACCACCGCGCTCCGCTCAAGCACGCTAGGGAATTCGCCAAGGTGTTCTGCCACGCTACCAACTACGGCGGGGGTGCGAAGACTGTCGCAGGTCACACTGGCCGCACGATCCACGAGATTGACGTTGCGCAGAAGTACTGGTTTTCCGCGCACCCCGGCATTCGGGAGTGGCACACTCGCACCTTCGACCAGATCAATCGCCATCGCTTTGTCGAGAATCGCTGGGGCTATCGCTGGTACATCTTCGACAGGCTCGAAGCGCTTCTCCCCGAAGCCCTTGCCTGGGTTCCTCAGTCCACTGTCGGCATCCTGATTAATCGGATCTGGACTTCCTTCTACGAGAACATTCCGGAAGTCCAAGTGCTTCTCCAAGTCCATGACTCCCTTGCCGGCCAGTTCCCTACGCACCGTTCCGCTACGATCCTTCCGCTTATGGAAAAGCACTCCCGCATCGAGATTCCCTACGACCCACCACTTATCATCCCCACAGGCGTCAAGACTTCCGCTGTCTCCTGGGGGGATTGTGTATGACCCGTAACTACCCCGACTGGATTCCCCAGTATCTCCAGTACGCCTCCGTCACCGAGGCGCCGAAGCGTATGCACTTTTGGAGCGCTGTCGGCACAGTCGCCGGTTGCCTTCGCCGCAGGGTCTGGATTGACATGAAGCGTTTTTGCTGGTATCCTTCCTTCTACATCATCTTCGTAGGGCCGCCAGGCATCATCGCCAAGTCCACCACCATCGACATATCGACTGACCTGCTTCGCCAAGTCCCTGGTATCAAGTTCGGCCCGAACGCTATCACCTGGCAGGCTCTCGTCACTGCCTTCGCGTCCGCCTCCGAGTCCTTCGAGTACAATGCCGAGTGGCATCCTATGTCTCCGCTCACCCTGGTCGCCTCGGAACTCGGTTCGCTCCTCAACCTGCAAGACAAGGAGATGATAAACCTGCTCATCGAACTTTGGGACGGCAAGAAAACTTACGAAAAGATCACCAAGATGTCAGGGAATGATATCATCGAAGCACCCTGGATCAACCTGCAAGCTGGCACTACCCCGCACTGGATTGCTGACAATATGCCCCAGGCAATGATCGGCGGCGGACTGTCCTCCCGCTGCATCTTTGTCTACGGAGACACCAAGGAACGCTACGTTGCCTACGTCGACGAGCAAGTCGGCGCTGGCGACACCGAGATGCGTGTCAAGCTCATCGAAGACCTCGAGCGCATAGCCATGCTCACCGGCCCTTACACTATCTCCCCCGGCGCTCGCGAGTGGGGCCGTGCTTGGTACGAGAGGTTCTGGAAGGACGCCGCTTCCCGCATGGATGACCAGATGCTGGAAGGCTACGCCGCCCGCAAGCAAACCCATATGCACAAGGTCGCAATGGTGCTCTCCGCCTCCCGCTCTAGCTCCCTGATCCTGACCTCCGAAGACCTCCAGCTTGCTAACGAGATGCTAGAAGACCTGGAGAAAGATATGCACCGAGTCTTCTCTCGCATCGGTCGTACCGAAGACTCTATGCAAGCCGAGCGCTTCATCGACTTCGTCCGCCGCAAAGGTTCCGTTCCCTACCACGATGCTTACAAGATGATCCATATCTACTTCCCCGACTTCCGCGACTTCGAAGGCATCCTCTCCGGTGCAATCAACTCCGGTCAGCTCCGCATCATCAACACTGCAGCAGGTATCATGCTACAGGCAACCTCTCCCTAACTTGGATTTACTATGCGCGAATTACGATTTCATAAACCGCGTGGATTATACCACAGTTTCATCAACACCCTCCTTGCAATCGTTATTGCAGGAGTACTAAGCACTAGCTACCTGTTAGACTGGCCGGGGGAAGTCCGTGCTGCTCAGGCCGCTGCTGCTCAAGCTCAAGCACACCGTCGCCTTGCGGAGAAGTGGGTACAGTTAGAAGCCGACGCACAGGCTATGTGCGGAGAAAATGCGGCCTGGGAGTTACTACCCAACGGTCAAGTCCAATGTTACACTAAACACGGAAAGAAAACGAAAGTGAGAATGCTATGAAAAAACCAGAACGAGAGGCTTTGCCTCTGCACCTAGCTAGAAAACCTAGCAACATTGTTGGCAAAGAAATTCGAAAGTCCGTCGGGGCACTCGGGCCGTATGTTGAGCGGGTGAAGAATCCCGAGGAAGTTCAAGCAGGGCATAACGACCTGTGGGAGCGACCGGAGTACAAGATCGGTGATGGTGATTACACCGCCCAAGTGCCACGAGCCGGTAGCCTTGCAGCGTTTAGTTTGCCGAGTAAGGGGAATCGGACATGAATGACGATGACGATGAGCAATACCTGATGAACGAGTGGCTGGAGTTTTCAATCGTGCTGCTGATCACGCTGATCTCTCTTGCTGCGTTTTGTTTTTGGCTGGGGTACTTGTTATGAAACACGAAGACGACGATGACACGCAAGGCTACATTGCACAGTACGAAGCGGCGCTGTTGATTACATACCAAAGCGGGTTTGCCGACGGCAAGAAGGCAGCGCAGCGCCCGTGGGCAGGGCTGGAAGCAGAAGACCTCGCGCAGATTGAGAGCGATGAATTTTGGCAGACGGGGAATCACATGGCAATTGCACTGGCGGTGGAAGCCAAACTGAAGGAGCGCAACACATGAGCTACATCATTGCAAGTCTGCCTCCATTAAAGTGTTTTGTAAAGCGCGAGTACTTGTACAACTTTACCAAAGGCCACGGCGAGTTAGAGCCTGCCATTTGGGTAAGCATTAAATCGTTGCGCGGCCAGGTGTTCCGTATTGAATCACTGCTGCCAGCGTATGGCGCTCTGTATGACAAGCTGCCAATCAGCGCCTACGTCTGGCATAAGGATGCTGGTGATCTGCCGATTGACACGCTACAGTTGTGGGACTGCATGGGCTACCGCTTCACGGTATGCGAGAAGATTGGCTTGCGTAACCTAGGCGTAAAGTTTTTAGGCAAAGACAAAGAGTGGCATTTTGGTCGTTACTTGTTTACGGTGGACTTCTGCGCTGACGGCATGGACGCCGACACTGGTTTTACTGAGCAAGCTGAAGAGCACAAAAGCTTCAACTTTATCCAATTGGAGAACGGTCAGTTTGCTTGCCAGCCCAATAACCGCTGCTTGTGGTACGACCAAAGTTTGATTCCTGCTGAAACAAAGTTTCCTGACTTCCAAGCAGCCAAGACCTTTTGGACAGTAGACGGCACACGCAAGTGGTCAGCAGGCGACGATTGGTTCTATGACATTAAGGAGAAAAATACATGAACGACCAGCCAAACTTTTCTACCTGGGAACGCGAGGCACTAGACAAGTTCGCGCAAAACGCTTACGTACTTATGCAGCAGCAAGCAGAGGCGTTGGAGCAGCTACGGCAAGACTTGCGGGATGCCATGCAGCTATTACGCAAACAAACGTGTGCCGCTGCGGTCAATAATTAGCGCCTGACGCCGAGGTTTGTCGCTGATGCTGATGTGCGTCCAAGCGTCAAACTCGCGGATGATCTGATCAAACGGCAACTTGGCTGCGATGATTGCCCTCACAACGGCATCAGGAGGCATCCCAGGCACTTTAAAATCTGCCGCCAAGCCTTGCCTATGCTGAGAAGTGTCTTTGCTGCCCACGGCGTCATTTACGGCCTTGCTGCGAAAGGCGGAGTTGACCATGATGGGTTTACCTCCAAGCGCCACCTTGACCAACTCCAAAAACTCAGCCAGCCGCTTGAGGTTTGCTAGTTCAGCAGCGTTCGGCTTGTTGTCCAGCAGCCGATGATCAGTGTGTGTTAACTCGGCAAGCGTGAAATGCGGGGTCATTTTGATGCTACGCCTTGGGTCTTTTCAAACGTCCTTAAACCGCCCAGGCCAAGCATACCCATCATCAATTGCCAAAGGTTATCGTCTAAACCAGGGAACGACAACGAAGGCAGAAAGGCAGTCATAAACGGTCTAGCAAGGTACTGGTAGCCCATCGCTAGAGCGCAAACCCAGCCAATAGCTGGACGCCAGCCGCTGACAAACACGCTAGGGTTGCTGGCTTCGGCTTTGTTGATCTCAGTCTGGGCAGTCATTGCCGCCAGTTCGCCCGACTGTTGCAACTTTAGCAGTTCCAGCCGTGCCGCATCTTGGGCAGCGGGATCTGGGATCAGCTTGTCAATCAGTTTGCCGCCGATACCAAGGATAGCGTCTAGTCCAATCATTTTGGTTCATCCTCTTCGTCGTGTGATAACTTGACACCAGCCAACAGGCCAATGAACCCGCCAACGATAGTTTGGAATGCAGGGCTAATAAGTTTGAAGATTTCCGAGTTGTCTACCTTCTCATCGAAAAGGCCGATCATCAATACGCCAACCATCCCTATTACAACAATGCAAAGAGTCACACTGACCATGAGTGTGACGCAAAAAGTAAGTTTGGCTTTCATTTTTTCCAGAACTGCACAAGAGCAAACACAATAGCAGCTGCCGCCCAGACGCCCATGCCTCTGTTGACCCACTGGTCTATCTTACGGTCAACGCGCTGCAATTCAGCGTCATGGATGCCAATCTTGACCTCCACGTTTCCAATGCGTTCGCCCTGGGTAGCCTGCCGTTCCTCGAACAAGATCAGCTTGCCAACAGCGTCTGTTAGCTTGTCAACTTTGCTCTCTAGGCGACGGAAATCATCATCTGTCATATCCCGCCGCCTTGCGTTACATAGACTGTCGCCGTACTTGAAGCAGACAGGCCAGTAAAGTAAAGATTTGGGGCAAAGCGAAGAATCTCAACCGCCCCCGGCAGCAGGGGAATTGAAGTCGCCAGCGTACTAGCCGCCGTAATAGCCAGCGCACTAGACGTTCCTACCCCCAAGAACACCGTGACTGCGCCCGAGTTAACTACACGGTACGAGCCCGTTGGAGTTTCTCCTGTATTAGTCGTAGCTTGCGCAGCCGTGGGTGGCGTAGGCGTAGCTGCAAGGAATGATACCGTTGGCCCAAGGGGAGCAAAAGCAATTGCTTCAGGTGTGGTAAGCATAATAGTCTTTCAAAGTTATTCGGCGGCTCGCGCCTCGATTTCATAGGGGTTCATTTTATAACCGTAGCGCAACAGCCACCAGGTGTACTTGATGGCGTACAACACTTTGCCATCCCGCCGCATCTGCTCCAAGTGCGTCATTTCATGCCGTATTAAGGCATTGTTCAATTCGTAGCCTGGAGCCATGTAAATGACGTTCCAAAAGCTAGTCCACCCCTGGAAGCCACAGGCTTTCATGTAGAGCAAGATTGGGCCAGAGGCAGTGCGGATCATGGTTTGGCAGCAGCCTTGTACGCATCCACCACAGCCACCGTATGTGTTGCTTTACAGATTGCCTGCACTCGGGCGTCTTCTTTGCTGTAGTCATCACCGGGGGCGACAACGTGGCGGTGAAATGTGCCGCTGATCTGTTTGCCGTCTTCCATGATGGCAGTCTTAATGCGTACTTGCACCAAGCCGTTTTCTAAAACTTCGAGCAGATCAACCGAGATAACTTTTTCTAACATGATGTTTCCTTAAGAAATTAATCCAAATGTTTTCCAAGTGCCGGGTGTCCCAGCCACTGTACAAACAAACCCAACGTACCCAGCCGACGCAGGAACGCTGTTATAGATAATGCTTCCGACAGCATATGTACCTGTTGCTGGGGCTGCTGCTGCCCTGCCTTCTACAATCAAACCGTTGTAGTTAATCATTGCGCCAGATGAGTTGTAATTTGAAAAAGCCACAACACCAGCCCGAGGAATGGTAACAATTTTATCAACTGGCACATTTTGGCAGTAGTTGCCGCTAATGACACCTGCGGCTCCACCGCCATTTGTATCAACAAAACCTAAAAGACCAAGATACGCAGCATAATTTCCAGTAATGCTAAAACCTGTGACGTTGCCGCTAAAGTCTACTGCATAAGCATTTCCAAAATCTGTAGCCCAAATGCAACCAGTAATTGATACCCCGTTAACAAAATTTGCACCTGTTGGGTTTATTAAGAACGATGCAGGCCCGTCTAACCCTTCTGAACGGCAACCAGAAATTGTTAACCCCGACACTGTGCCAGTGACAAACATATCGGTGACAAGACATTGTTCAAAATTACAGCCATAAAAAGCTAAACCATCAGTTACTGCGGTGCTTGTAAGATAAAAACCATCAGAGCCAGCAAACGTGCAACCGTTGAATACATACTGACCGCCGCCAGTAAAGCTGTCCATTTGTACTGTGTAAGAAGAAATTGCGTAACCAGTAACCTGTTCAAAAAAGTTTGAAAAGCAGCGTGTTCCGGTAACGTAGATGCCTGTGGTTAAAGTAGACAATTGAACATTTTTAAATGTCCAATACGACGCATTTTTTAATCGAATTCCGGTTGGCAAAGCATTATTGCTTCGCACAGTTATTTTACTAACGCCACCAAACTCTACATTGTCGGCAGCAAGATTGTCAAAATCTAAAATAAACTGACCAGCGGTTAATCCAACGGCAAAAATGGTTGTACTAAACTCGCCATCACCAACAATGTTTAGCCGACCGCTAATGACTAATGGGGCCGTAGTTTTGTAATACGCTGCCGCATTATTTGCGGGGAAATACAGAGTTTGTTTGCGGTTAGAGAGATTTGTACAGTAAGTTATTGCCGCTTGAATCGCTGCGGTGTCATCAGTCGTACCGTCACCAGTTGCGCCAAAGTCTTTGACGTTTACCGGAGCGCCAGTAATCATTGAATAAGAAGCTTTTGTAAGACTCATATAAGCTTTTATGTAGTTTGATATGTCAGTGAGAAAAAGATAAGCGTAGATGCGGCTAAAGCACCAGAACTGTACATTGCCGATCCGCTTATTAATGTTCCAACGTCAGATGTGATTGCACCATTCACTGCTACGCCAGTTGCATAAGTTCCACTTGCGGTTGAAAATGGCAAGCCAGTTGTAAAAACACCACCGGCACTTGTTGCAATAGACGTTGCACCACCTAGAGTTCCAACAACTGTAACTTGCCTACCAACTTTGGTGTACGTTCCAGTCGAACTAAATGCACCAACAACAACAAGCCCAGCGCCTTGTGTTGGTGTCCAAGTGCCTTCTTCATAGTCAGCCAACAACTCGCTTGTGCCTGTACCTGCTGTGGCAGAAAAGTCGATGCCTTTGCCTGCTGTGCCGATTACAAGGTTGCCTGTGGATAAGGTAACGTTACCAGGCAAGGTAATTGGCGTTGCGATCTGGCTGGCATTAATAATCGAGTTAGCGTTTTTTAACATAACAAGTTCCTAGTTGCAAACAACTTCAATAATGGATGTGTAGGGCGGAGCCTGACTAAACGTAATACTAGCAGTCGTAGTTGTGTAAGTATTTATATTCTGATAAACACCGTTAATATAGACGGATCTTGCAGCTCCTGAAATTGCAAAGACCGTTGTAGTCCCATCTCCTACCAGATTATTAACCGGCCCATAGGTATGGTTGTTAACTCCATTCAACCAGTCCGCCATAACGCGGTTGCCAGACGATACGTCATTATCTATAAACGGTACATGATACGGCATAAAATTCCTTAAATATCCGATTCCGGATTATACGCGGTACTCAACCACCCCGGCACTATACACCCAGGTTCCATTTGCCCTGGCACAGCGCTCTGTCCATTCGGCGTACACATCAGTCCAAACACATTTGCTGGCATAGGCTGCGCCCAAGGCGGCGTTTGCACATCCGGGACGCTCCGTACGAAATCCTGCGGCTGCCGAGTCTCCCAGTGCTCCGGGCAAACATAATACCCTTGCCAATGCCGCATAAGCATACTGGCTTTCCGTTTCCTTCCGCACTGGTAGCATACCGCGTTCCAGTCGCCAAGGTCAAGAAAGTCTGCGCGGCCGACCATCAGTCTTGCCTCTTATAAATACTGTTGTAGTGTTTATAAAACTCTGCATTAGTCGGATGGTTACGCAAATCAAACGCTTCCATAACTTTTTTTACGTAAGCTTTAGAGTCCGCTGGAACCCGCTTTCCGTCTATAATTTCTGTTGCTTTGCCTTTGCCATTATACTTTTCTATCGCGCCAGCAAGACTAACGTCTCCTTTAGCTGCTCGGACTTTCGCAGCTTCGCCAAGGTACACCGCAGCCAGCTTAGGCACATCCGCAAATTCTAGGTCTTGGCCTGCAATATAGTGCGGATACATTTTGCCGTCTTTTTTACTCCGCACATCTACAACAATAAAGTCTTTGCCTTCTCGCAAGTTCATTTTTGCAAGAGCATCTTTAGTCCGCTGAGAAGCATACAGGGCGTTGTCGGTAGTCCCCATCTTCACGCCCATGCCAGGCCCCCAGCCTTCCGTCATAGCTATTGCTGGAAAGTACTGACCAAGCTCTTTCGTCAGCACGCCAGTGTTTTCTGCCTGTCGCTGCGCGTTAGCAATAGAAGCTGCTCCACCTCGATCAATGCTGCGCTCAGGCGCTTTAGGTTTACGCGGATCTAGATAACTGATATTTGGCACAAAGCTCAAAGG